TTGACATTGAATGGGGACATATCAACTTGAAGCAAAAGGACGAATGGGTTGCCTTGTTTCATCGACACGGTTTTGACTTGCTGAGGGAAGCGACGGAGGTAACGCCGTGGGGATTGTTATTTGTTAAGAGGGAGAAAAAGTAAAGGATATGGCAAATTTCATTAAGGAAGCATTGGACAAGGTTTTCACAGAGGGAAATGAATTTCCGTCTGTGACATACGAAACACCGCCAGCCGTGGTAAAATACATGGAAATGCAAAGCGCAATTGGGAATCCGCCGTGGAAAAAAAGAAGGAGAAAGTAAAGGAAATTGATTATATTTGTATATCCTTTGGAACGGACTAGACAACGTCCCAAAGGAGCATGAAACAAACTATTTTTGTTTCACCTTGCCCCGGTAGATGTCTAGCTATTGGGGCATTTTTTATTTTAAAAAAAATGAATCATTTTGAAAATTACATTGCTTTAAAAGAGCAGGCATTAAGAGTTACAAATATTCTTAATAAAATCAATCCCTTAGAATACCCTTGGGAAGTAAATAATTATCATTCAATAGATGTTTTTATTGAACATGGTTGTATGGATACTAACGTTGTGGTTATTCGAACTTATGATGAAATTAATGACTGTCAGCCAGAAGGAAATTATGGACAGTCAAGTATAATGTTTCCTGACCAATTTCTGTATGACAATGAAACAACAATTCAAACTAAAATAAAAACTAACAAATTATGGAAATACTAAACATTGATGAATCGCACGAACTTGAAAGATGCGAGGTAGTCATTAAACAGGGCTTGCAAACCTTTATTGAGGTTGGACAGGCTTTAATGACTATTAGGGAAAAAAGATTGTATCGAATAGGTTTTAAAACCTTTGAAGATTATTGTGTCGAAAGGTGGTCGTTTGGAAGAAGGTATGTAAATCAAATAATACAAGCCTCCGAAGTAATAAGTAATTTGGGAGCTATAGCTCCCATTTTACCAAAAACAGAAACACAAGCAAGACCCCTTACAAGTCTTGAGCCTGAAATTCAAAAAGAGGTTTGGACAGAAGTTGTCAAGACACATGGTGACAATATTACCGCCGCAAAGGTTCAAACGGTTGTAAATGATTGGAAGCCTGTTAATCAAGAAATTAAAGAAATTAAAAGTGAGCCAATGTTTGCAATTAGCACACCAGAGGAATTATTGAAGAAAGCCAAGGAAGTAGCCAGGGAAAGAGCCGAAGTAAAAAGGCAAATCATTGACCAAAAAGGAAGTACTGAGGTTATTCCAATGGAAGATTTGGAGTTGATTAATCGAATGAAACAAGGCGAAACGGTTGTTTTAAATATGAATACCAATTTTCACGCGATGAAATGGGCAAAGGATAATAACAGGTATCAACAAATAGACCGTTGGAGCGATTGGGGAAATCCTTTTATGTTAAATTCTGACGGAGATCGGGATACGGTATGCGAATCCTTTAAAATTTACTTTGATTTGAAATTAGGATTAAAGGCAAAAGTAAAGGAATTAAAAGGCAAAGCGTTAGGCTGCCATTGTTACCCTCTTCGTTGTCATGGAGAACATTTAAAACAGTTGGCAGATGGAGAATAATATTGACTTCCTTTGTTTGGGTCAAACCGTTCCTGAGGAAAGTAAAAAATACGGGCTTCGTGTTTGCACGGCTGGGTGGGACGTTAAAAACGAATGTTTGGTTAGAATATATCCATTAGGCGTAAATAAAGACCACCATTTTAAAAGATGGCATATTTACAAAAACCTTCCTGTTAGGAATAATCCAAAGGACAGTAGGAAAGAAAGCTGGAGGCTAAATATTGATATTACTGAATTAAACACCGTTGAATGTAAAAAATACGACGGCAATAGAATTGCAGCTCTTAAAATGATGTTTGATTTATATGGTTCAAAAGATATTATAACGCTAAATCAAACACGGAAAAGTTTAGCAATTATTAATATGATTAAGCCTCATGGGTATTTTGAAAACAAAAGTAAAATTATCCAAAATGTAAATCAATTATCTATATTTGAAGACTTAAATACCAACAATATGGTTGGTAAAAATGGCTTTGATTATTTACCGAGAATAGAATTTAAGGACGAATTAAATAAGCCTCACAAATTAATGTTTAATTCATGGGACGCTTATATGCACCAGATTAATTTAGCACCTAAGTATGGTAAGGATAATTTATGGAACCAATTGAAATTAAACCCAAAAGAAAATAAGTTGGCATTAATTGGAAACATGAATCACCAAAGGAATGCTTGGTTAATAATTTCAACTTTTTAAAATAAATTTATTATCTTTAATTATTCTTTTGAACGGAGTGGACGCCATTCAAAGGAACTTGAAACAAATCTTTGTTTCACCCTGCCCGATAGCGTCCACCTATCGGGCGTTTTTTTTATAACTTATGGAGTTTTCTTTTAACGTTGAATTTGCTAATCGTTACGGTATTGACGAAGCCATTATGATAAAATCTTTCCAATTTTGGATAAGGTTAAATAAGGCTAATGGCAATAATTTTAATGATGGGAAGTATTGGACATACAACACGAATAAGTCACTGGCTTTGTATTTTAGCTTTTGGAGCGAAAAGCAAGTGCGAAGGATTATTGAAAGCCTTGTCGATAAAGGTATTTTAATAAAAGGTAATTATAATAAAATCGGTTACGACAGAACAATTTGGTATGCATTTGTTAACGAAGATTTATACCTTTCAGATAACTTTCATTTACCAGATAATGGATTTGACCAAAAGGGAAATACCATTTTACCAAATGGGCAAATGGATATTTCCAAAAGGGCAAATCGATTTTCACGAAAAGGCGAACCTATACCAGTTGCTAACCAAGTACTAAATACATTTACTAACTCAGATATTATTGAAAATCCTTCGGAATTTTCGCATTTTGAAAAAATTGAAATTAATGAAAATGAAATTAACCAAAGTAAAAAGGTTAATCCATTTACTTTAATAACACAATTAGAAAAAGAAAAAGCAAAAAGTTGCGAAAAAAAGGAAAAAGAAAAACCCGAGCGCCAGCCCTCCCCCACGTACGCCGCCTTTTCCGTGTTTTGCCAAACCTTCGAATCGTTATCTGGTGCCGCGTATCCGACTGACCAGAATGGACATTATATAATGATGCCCAAAGATGCAGGGCAAATGAAATTTCTTATGCAATACCTTGAAAAAGCTGATAAGCATGGCGATACCATTGAGGCATTGAAGGTGTTTATTCAAGCGGCGTGGTCATTACCTGACAAATGGCTGAGGGCAAATTTCACTGTTGCCAACCTTTACTCCCAAGCCTCAAAGATAATTACCTCGTACCAAACCGCGAGCCCAGCGGCAAAGGACAAGGCGTATAATGACAGGATTCAAGAATTGCTTGCAGAACGCATGGCAAAGTTTCAAGATTAATAAACCAACGAACATGATTCAAGTAAGTTTTTCGGGGGGGCGTTCCTCAGCAATGATGGCAAAGATTATGATTGACAATTATCCAAAAGATGAATTGATATTTACTTTTGCCAATACGGGCAAAGAGATGCCTGAAACGTTGGATTTTGTAGAGGCGTGCGATAAGGCATGGAATTTAAATGTAGTTTGGATTGAATTTTGTCCAGAGGAAAAATACAAGGTGGTAAATTACGAAACGGCAAGCCGCGACGGGAAACCATTTGAACAGTTGATTGACAAAAGAAATTACCTGCCAAACAGGGTAACAAGATTTTGCACAAGCGACTTGAAAATTAAACCAATGTCAAAGTATTTGCAAAGTTTGGGTTATAAAGAATGGGACGCCGCCGTTGGTATTCGAAAGGATGAACCAAACCGATATTATAAAATGAAAAACAAAACTAAAAAAGACAGATGGGAATATTTATTTCCTTTATGGGATTTTAATATTACAAAACAAGAAGTTTTATATTTTTGGAAACAACAAACATTTGATTTAAATATTCATAGTGAGCACGGAAATTGCGACTTTTGTTTTTTAAAAGGATTGAAAAAGAAAGTTGCTCAAGCACATTTGATGCCTGAACGTCTGCAATGGTGGATTGACATGGAGGCAAAAATTGGAAGTAAATTTCATTCAGACTTCCCAATGACAACGCTAAAACATTTGGCATTAAACCCACAACTTTTTGATGAACCAAATATTGATTGTTTTTGTGGCGATTAATTTATTTTAATTTATATTTACAATTATAAAAAACCAACCAATTATGAACAATTTACCAATGATTGCAAATCGCGTGGAAGAGAAAATACAAGACGTGCAGCTTGTTATCCAGAACCGCGAACTCAGGATTTTTAAAACGGGTACAAAGGAAGCCATCCCAAAGATTGCGCAAGCCCTGAGCCAACTCCTCCCCGTGTATGGCATTGAGCCAAAGCCCGAGCACTTGATGGAAGTAACCGACTTTATTTCAAATTACAAGTTACTTGCCGTTGATGAGATTAAACTGGCTTTTGAAAAATTTGCAAAACAAGAACTTGATATTAATGACCACAAATTATACGGCAAAGTTGATCTTCATGCCATTGGGCGAATTTTAACCGCTTACATCACATGGAGGCAAAAGATTTACTTTGCCATGGATTCCGATTTGCAAGCGAAGAAGGAGGAAGAAGATCGCATTAAACGCCTGGGTAAAGTTGCTGAGGAATACGATAAGGACTTTGATAACAAGTTGAAAAACTTTCAAAAGCCGCTGGAAGAAATACCGGTATTTTGGTACGATGAATGCGTTAAGCGTGGTTATATCAATGAATGGGGCGAGGGGGAAAAGGAAGCCTTGTGGCTTGAGGCTCAGGAAATGGCATTGAATGAAAAGCCTGACTCGGATAACATGATTGACCGGAAGAACCACATGAGGAAAATTGAAGAAGGAAATATGCCCCGTGCCCGCGCACTTGCTTACAAGTTAGCCGTCTGGCGCAAGGTGTTATTAAGATAAGTTTCATAATTTGGTTTTGTTTTGGTGGGGCATAGAAATTATGCCTCACTTTTTTTTAATTTATTTTTGTAAATATTTTTTTATTCAAATAATTATATTTAAATTTACGTATTGAAAATAACAAAAACGTATCAATCATGAAAAAGCCACAAATTTTAGAACTCAGAAACAAAAAAACTGGATTAGTAACAGTAAGACAGTTTAAGACAAAGAAGGAGTGCGATAGATTCCTAAGAAACAATTACACGACTTATTCTTGGACTTGCATTTAATCGCCTTTTAAAAACTTACCAAATGAATATTACAAAATACACCTGCAAATGTACCCTTGATAAAAAGCTGGGTCACTTTGTACACGTTATTTTCTCCCACGGCTTCGGCTTGTACGGGCAAACTTCGCCGCATTCCCCTGAGGATAACATGGAGATCCACGGCTGGACATTTGAGCCGCATGACATTGACCTTGAATTATATCCACAAATAACCCGTTACAATCTCATGCCCCTTGTGGCTGAGAACGAAATGGAATGGGTCATACTTAATAATCAATCACTTTAAAAACAAACCAAAAATGGAAGCTTTAAAAACCACATTGACCGACAACGCGCTTACGCGTTATTATGAAGAACGCATCGTATATCTTGAAGGCGAAAACGAAAGATTAAGGAATGAGACACGCGCGGACTTTTGGATTGTTCTTGATTTTTGGATTTACTCCCAAAGAATGATTCAGGCTTATGTTAGTTGGCATACGGAAGCGAAGCACAATCATTACCTTGATTGTATAAAAACGATGCTTGAAACATTGGAGGCTCATGAAACAAGGGTTTTGGATACTGCGATTAATAAACTAAGAATTGAAGTTATTGCTTGTTGCAAAATCGCTATTATTAAATGTGAACAAATAACCGCAGCAAGATGATTAACATACAAGACTTCGCGCTCAATGCCTCATTGACCATTTGCCCCAACCACATCGTTGAACCCCTTCACCTGAAAAAATGGTGGAGGGAACGCGGAGTTGGTGAACTTGAAAAATACTTTTGTGCAGGGAAAAAGATTAGTTACGATGAGGAAATAGACTGGAAAGCAATAAGTGACCACAAGAAACAAATGTGGTACGATTCTCAAAATTTTCAAATTCAAGCAGGAAATGAATATTCTAAAAGGCAAGGTTAAATACACGGCGGGCAAAGTGTTTGAAGGTCAATATGGACCATCCATTAACGCCGTCATTACATTGGACAACGGCACGGAGGCGCGCGTTTACGGCAAAGCCGACGATACAAAGTTGATGGCTTTGAAGAAAGACGACGCCGTTACCGTTATCCACGACGGCAAAAGTTACAAGGTCGCGTTTGATATGCTCACAGCGAACGAAATACCCGAAAAGGTACAAACACCCACCGAAGGCGCGAACGTGCAGCAGGCGGCAAATGTAGCCCCTAAAAACAACGGTAAAATGACACATGATGAAATCACGGAGAAGGCAACGCTTATGACTTCGGTTTACGCCGACATATTTCACCAGTTGCAAGCCTCAGGACTTGAGCCTGCTCAGGCGCAACCTGCCGCCGCCACGATATTTATTCAAATCGGAAAATATTTTTAATCAATTTGGTACGTTTTTTCCCCAGCCTGAAAAATGGCTGGGGTTTTACCGCGCCGCAAAAACAAAAGAAATGAACGACAAAAATTTAGAAAGATATGTCGACAATTTGTTGGATAATCTTAACGAAACAATTATTATCCTTGTAAAAAAAATTGAAACGCTTGAAAATGATTTAGTTGAATTAGATGAGCAACACGAACAATCTTTGAAAGTTGCATTTGAAAAAGGCTACGAACAAGGCGTTAATTACACCGATGGACTTATTAGCGATGAAAGATTCCCATTTTAAAAACATAAAATTAAGATAACCATGGAAAACCAAGAAGAAAAAGAATTAAATAAAACTCACCCAAAAGTTGTTGATGTATATATTACAATGGACAACAGTGATTTGTTACGAGTTTTCAAAAAAGAAGACGACGTACAAATGGAAAACCAAGAAGTAAAAGAGACGTCGTTGGAATACTTTTATGACAAGGTATTGGACGCCTCCGAGTTTTACGAAAGCGAATACCAAGCCATTATGGATGCTTTGGATGAGGCAAAGAAAATGTATGCTGAGGAAATTGCTAAAGCTTACAACCATGGCTACGATGATGCACAATATATGTACATGTACCACAACTATTAATAAAACAACCATGCTCCTTCCAAAAAAATATATATCCGTATCTCAAATTAACCTTTGGTACAGTGACCGCCAAAAGTATATTAATCGTTACTTTTTAAACCTTCCTGAGGAACCGTCTATTTACATGGATTTTGGCAAACGCTTTGCCGAGGACACGGAAGCGTTTATCAAAAACGGAATAATCATGGAAACCTTTCCAGATTTTTACATTGACAAGATTCAAAGCTTCAAAGGCTTGGAGGCTGAGAAACCAATAAGCCTGAGTATTAATGACATTCAAGTCGTTGGTTTTATCGACGCATGGGACAGGGAGAATAACCGCGTCATTGACTTCAAAACCTCAGGCAGACCGTGGACAATGATGACGTTGCACAATAGCCTTCAAATGAAAGTGTACGCGCTGGCAATGTTTGTAAATGGTGATACGATTCCCGAAAGCCAAATCAACTGGCTGGGGACAAAGCGGACTAAAAACGGCTTATCTTTTACGGGTGAAAGTTACGAATTAAACCATACCTTTGAAATGGATGACTTATTGAAAGCCATTGTTTTGATTGAGCAGACTTGCAAGGAAATAAGCGAGGCTTACAAAAGATTTTTAAATGACTGAGGAAAATAACAAAATGAGCAAACAAATGAAAAATTATATAGATAGCCAGCAACATTGGGAGGATAGAATAAATGATGACTATTATTACAAAAAACAAATGGAAAAAGAGATTGAGAAACAAATCGAAAAACAAATCTATAATAATTTACAAAAACCCAATGAAATCGAATTTATGCCCGATGAATTGGAAAAAAAAACCAAATAAAATAAAAGCCATGACCGATGATTTGGAAAATGAATTGAAAAAGATTATGAAATCAGATACAAGGGGATTAAGGTTCAATGATGAAAAAATCAGATACGACCTTATTCCCCCGTTGGCTCACCGTGAATGCGCCAAAGTTTGGACAAAGGGACTTGATAAATATCCCGCGGGGAATTGGGAAAAAGGTATGCCATGGAGCGAGGTAATCGCCTCGGCCTTGCGTCACCTTGAAGCCATTCGCATTGGTGAGGACATTGATATAGAATCAGGCTTACTTCATGCCGCACACTTGCAATGCAACGCGCAGATGCTCACTGAATATTATTTTACTAAACAAGAATTTGATAACCGTAAAAAATACGAAACAAAATGATTTTAACAGACAAGACAATTAACGACGAAATTAGCGAAGGTAACATCGTTATAGAGCCATTTAACCCTGAGAACCTTGGCACCAACTCTTATGATTTGACCCTGTCAAATACCTTGGTACTTTACACGGAGCGCGTCTTGGACGTGCGCAAAAAAAACCCATCTGCACCAATGATTATTCCTGAGGAAGGGTTGATTCTCCAACCTGGCATTGTTTACCTTGCCTCAACCGTGGAATATACGGAGACCTTGAAACACGTGCCAATTATCCAAGGGAAATCAAGTCTCGGGAGATTAGGTTTATTTGTCCACGTCACAGCAGGATTTGGCGACGTTGGATTCAAGGGACATTGGACTTTGGAACTTTTAACCATTCAGCCGCTCAAGATTTACGCGGGAATGAAAATCGCCCAGCTGACTTATCAGGATATAAGCGAGATGCCTAATGTGTCATACGATAAAAAGCAAGACGCCAAGTATTCAAATCAAGGGAAAGATCCTGTTGCCTCAAAAAATTATTTAAACAAGCAGCCATGACAGATGAAGAAAAGAAAGCAAAACGCGCCGCTTACATGGTACAATGGAGGAAGAATTTAAGCCGCTTCCAAAAAGAAAAACGGCGGCTGGAAATGAATGAGTACCGAAGGAAGGCGCGCGAAAGTTGGACGCCTGAGTATTTGGAAAAAGTGAGGGAACGAAGTAGGGTGTATTATTCAAAGAATAAGGATATATTATTAGCTAAAATGGCTATTTATCGAGAAAACAAAAAAAAAGAATCATGATGACTGAAAAAGAAAAAGAAAAGGTAAGATCATACGCCGCCACTTTCTTCGTTGCCGCTGGTGTAATCTTAACTTTGGCTTATGCCATTTACTTCATTGTTGACCTTGTAAAAAATTGGTACTCATGAAATACGAAATCAAGTACAATGACAAACGAATGATCATTGAAGCCGAAAGCGTGGAGAAGGCTATTGAGCAATTTAAGGAGTTAAAAATCGAAGTAAAAAACTTTGAGATAAGTATTTCAAAGTTTGGGCAATACAGGAAATAGAGTGTTTAGTTGTTAAAAGTGTTCTTTTGTGTCCGTATCAAATGATGCGGACATTTTTTTTAATTTATTTTTGTAAATATTTTTTTATTCAAATAATTAATATTAAATTTACGTATTGAAAAAAACAAAAACAAACCAAATGACAACTTTAGCAAAAACAACAGAAAACAACGCAATAGTAAAAGCACTTAAAAAAATAGCTGGAACTAAATGGACTGGAACAACTATTCACACAAATTTAGATGCTTGTTTAACAGGAATAAATTTAGGTAGTACAAATTCAGGATGGTATAAACCATCAGCATCAAGAATAGATGGATTAACTGGTATTTATATGATTAATCAAGATGGTTCAATTTTTTGCGAAGCAAGAGTTATAAAACTAAGCGAAAAAGAATATAAAATAGAATATATGACAATGGCAGGATGGAACGAATTTGAAAATCTTTTTTGCCAATTTATGGATGAAAACTAAAAAAAAGATACGAGAGGGATTAAATTCCCTCTCAATTATTTACCAGTTTTAAAACCAATTTTATGAAAGACAAAATTATTGATTATGTTCCTCAAAACAAACGCCTCCCGTACCAAGTTGCCGCAGGTGTTGGCGTTGCCTTCGTGGTTGGGTTGATTTATTCCCCAATTAACACCCAGTACCATTATACCTCCTTCGTGCCTGTCGTTGAGCGCGATACCGTGTACGTGCATAAAATTACCACACTTACCTTCCCAGCAAAGGAAGATAAAAGCGAGGTCAATGAAATGGCTTATGGCTCACGGTCATACGGTTGGGAAATACGTAAAATGAATATCCACGAATTAAGAAAGAACCTGGAAGGCAAAGGATTTAGAAACCTTGATAAAATTGACCTTTTTAAAATGCGTCGTATATGGCTGGCGTATTCCTACGAAGCCATGTTAATGAACGTGCATCATCTGACCGACTTCCCCGTGTCCATGATCTATTCCTTTTTCATCATTGAGGCAACGACCTCAGGCGTTGAAACCGAACTTTGGCGCAAACACGCCAACGCTGGCGGCGTCAAGGCCTTGAAAAATCAAAAGTCCGTGACGTACAAAACCCGGGAGGTCATTCGCGGACGCGACAAATACATACGCGCCAGGTTCATGAGCGCAAGCACCACGGAAGAAGGCATGAAACTTTGGGCAGGCGTTTTGAACTCAGGAAGATACGCGGAATGCAAGAAGGCAAATTACAAGATGAAAGGGATCAGGTTGTACGAATCCATTTGTAAATGCGTTTACAAAAGCGGTTATCACACGGATCGAGATTACAAGTTTCGCGCTTCGCTTATGGCTGAGTTTTGGGAATTGAAAAAGAATCATTACCCGTTGAAAGGAAAAAGAGATGAATTTTAAATTATTTTGCATTTATTTTTGTAAATATTTTTTTGTTTCAATATTTAATATTAAATTTACGTATTGAAACAACGAAACGATATTTCACACAACAAAAACAAAACAAAATGACATCAATTAGCTTAGGAAACATTGGTTGCAAAACTCAGGCAGAAAAAATTAAGTCTAAATTACAAGGTCAATCATGGATGAATTTTGAAGTTATTATTTGCTCTATGCAAAATAACTGGCCTGTAACAATAGCAACCGAAGATACATCGGTAACAAAAAAGCAATTAAGAAGAATGGTTACATTTGTTTTAGCAACAGAATTATAATCACCTCACAGGGCAGCCCCCAGCTGCCCTTATTTTTTACACACAACAAAAACAAAATCAAATGGAAAAGAATTTTAACAACCTTCAATTTAAATGGACATTTGAGTCAATCTCAGATAACATTCCAACCATCATGCTTTTAACAATCGTTTTAACGTATGGCATCAACGCCTACCTAACCGCCATTTTTCTCCCGATTGATTTTTGGCTTGCGATCATTGCCGCCAGTATCTTGCAACTCGGACGCTTTGCCGTTGTGTTCATGGACTTCCTGAATCCAACCAAGGGGCGAAGCACATACCCGCCGAAGATTGCCCTGGGTGCTACCCTTGTGGCATTGGTTGAAATCTTCTTTGGCTTGCAGGAAAAGTACGAAGGAGGCGAATTTATCACCATGTTTTTATTTGTTGGAACCATCGTTGTTTTCGGTTATCTGCTGGAAATCAACTTTGTTGACAAAGGCGTTGAGGCTTATGGCATCAATGCACCTGAGCCAAAGCCAAAGCGCAAAAGGAAACCACGCGTAAAGCCTGAGGCAAAAACAACGGAAGAAAACACCGGAACAACGGCAAAAAACTTTGTATCTTCATTCAAAACAATAACACTTTGAGGACACTGATAGGCGTTGACCCAGCGTTAAGAATAAAAGGAATGGCGGTTTGCATTATTGCAGACCGCACCATGATTTTTAAAAGGTATAAAAGGTTTGTCGATTTTATCGGAGACGTTATAACTTGGGTATCATACGAAAGTCCGATTGTTCTCGTTGAGGATTCAAGCCTTCAAAATGTGACCTTTAATAATTCAATCAACCGCGCGATCCTTTCCCGAATGTCCCGCAACGTTGGCATGAATCAAGCCGCTTCCAGGATTGCTTATGAATGGATAAAAGGGCATGACATTGAGGCGTACAATATTAGCCCTGAGGCAAAGGGCAAAAAGTTTAATAAAGATGTTTTCATGCGCGTGGTCGCAAGTGAGCGATTGAAATTTGAACCAGATTTTAAACCAGCCAAAATAAGTCAGGACGAAATTGACGCTTTCTTCCTTGCGCTTATGGCAAAAAATTATATCAAACATGGAGACAAAATCAAATGAACCAGCCTTTGCAAGCATTCATACACCATGGTTAAAAGGACTTACTAAGCGCGAATACTTTGCAGCAATGGCATTGCAAGGGATAATAAGCAACAAAGATGGACTTGATATTAAAATTGAACGCATTGTTGAAAGTGCGGTCGATACGGCAGACGCCTTGATTGAGGAACTAAACAAAACAAAGTAAAATGAAAAATAACGAATTAACAGACGGCTTAACCAACGAACAATGGAAGGAAGCGCAAAGATGTTTCAACGCGCGCCCAGCTCCGATAAGATTTGCCGACACTGTGAACAGCAAACAATCGGTAATAAATTTTTATCTGAATCCTTTGATTCCTGAGACAATGCCCACCTATCAATCAATGAATAAAGAAAGAATGGTAAGCATTTGTTACCAACTTTATCATTCAAAGGAAACCGATACTTTAAAAGAATCAGCCGCAAAGCTAATAAAACTTATAATTGATTGATTACTAATTTGTTGAATTGTTGATGTGTATATCGGGGCTGGCATTTGAACCAGCCCTTTTTTATTTAAAATATTACCCCTTGCGTTTTCGCATAATCAACCACCGCCCGAGCATGAGACAAAGCCAACGTATTTTGAAATACAGGGTCAAACATCATTAAAGCATCGTGGTAATTTGTAAAGAATCCGTTTTCACTGAGTACCGATGGCATATTGGTTTGGGTAATGACAAAAAAACTTTCTTCTTTATCCTTATCCCCGTCCGTTGTATCCATGCGATAAACCCATTTTGGAAAAGCCTCCTGAACCTCTTTGAAAAGGAACTCCGCGTAAATGTCCGACCTTGTTTTGCCTTTACTTGTGAACACCTCGAAACCCCTTGCATTGGGTGAAGTTGCGGCGTTGCCGTGAATGCTGAGGTATAATGAATCTTCGTAATTTTGAGCATTGATATTTGCTTTTGCCACGCGCTTTGTCAATGATACGTCCAAAACAGGATCGTAAACGCGCACCACGGAAAAACCCCAGTCAATTAAATACTGCTCAATCTTTGCCGCAACGTCGCGGTTGAACACGCCCTCAAAGAACCAACCGTAGCCGTAAAACTTTGCATTATTATGCTGAGCGCACTTGGAAGGATACGTGGTATAATTGTAAGGTAATTTTTTCTTTGCGTCAATGCCTCCATGACCCGCGTCAAGGAAAACACAAAATTTAGATGCTTTCATATTTTGATATTTTTAAGGGGAATAGAAATTAATCTACTCCCCTCGGCACTAAGGTAGCGATTCTTCTGCGCCTATTTCTTTACAAACGAAATCCAATTAGTGCAAAAGCTGCTGTAATCAAAGAAAATTTTGGAGGTACGACAACCGAAATCTCCTTCCCAGCACATTCCTTTGATGTCTCCTTAATCTTATCCCAAATGATTTGAGCGAGTTGGACGTATTCACGCCACGTAAATTTTACTTTATTGCCCTCAAGATGAACATTGATTTCTTGAGTTAATTCCGCAAAATTAAAACTGTAACAACTTATGTCACCAAGTGGCGATTTAACTGTATCTGCATTTTTCAATGCCTCTTTTAAATTAGTCTTCATGATTATTTATTTTAACGATTAAAAAAACGTGTGATTAAAACGCCAAGATTTACGCCTGTTATACGTTTTATATTTTCCGAAATAGAATAAAGCTCCACAGTTGCAATTAAAAACGCTGCCATGTACGTAATGTTGAAAGGAAGGCTAAAAGTATTTCTTGCACCTTCAAAAATAAGAATTGCACAAAAATACACTACTATTTTTTCTATTGTACGGTAAAGCCCACGGCTGTTTATCTTTTGCCCTTCTTTCTTTGCCGCAATGATTCCCGTTCCCATGTCAGCAAAAACAACAAAAATTGTAAAAATCAAAAATCCTTTAATCGGAACAAAAAAAGAAAAAATATAACCACAGCAAATCGCGTATGTAATTTTCTCCCATCCAAGATGCAAAAGGTTTATTAAGGTTGTTTTCATTATTCCTTTTTTATTAGCCTAACATCATTATCTACCGTTGCAAACTTGCCATTTGCAAACTTGTATAAGTCATAGCGCACTCCGTTAAATGAAAAGGTAATTTGATTTGTAAATGTCGAGAGTAATAAATTAGTTGAAATAGAATACACCTTGCCATTATCAGGATTAAAAATAAAACGGTTGGCATTGTTTAATTGTATCTCCCCCAGAATATTTTCCCCATTAAAAACCAATGTCCAATCGCCTAAAAAAGCCGTTGAATCCCTGAGTGCCGTTGACGTGTACACAGGTCTTCCACTTATTTGAAGGTGCAAATTGTTGTAATAATTAATCCGTTTTACCGCTTTACCTTTTAAAATCAATGGCTTTGCATGAATGGCAATCGTGTTGCTTTGCCTTTCAGCATCGGTAACAAGCGCACCAATGGCAGTCAATGAATCGCCAAGTATTTGTTTATTCCCTGTCACGGTGCTATCGCTGAACGTGGTCATGGTAACAATGTAATAAATGTCGCCTTGCTTTTGAATGTACACTGTATCGGTTACAACGTCTTGCGATAAAGCAAGAAAAGGAAGGAGTAAAAAGAAAAGTATGTTTTTCATATTATTTGTTTTCGAGGATTAAAATTCTTTGTTCAAGTGCTTTGATAAGAACGTTTTGTTCTTGTATGGCTTTGGTAAGAATGGGGATTATGCTTTGATAATCAACACCCATAAATTCATCAAAATGAACGCTTTCGGGAATCAAAGTACCAATATCTTGAGCAATAAAACCAAGTTGTTGTTCACCATTGCTTTTGTACGTATATTTTACTGGCTGCATTTGCAAGACCTCATTTAAGCCATAATTTAAACTTTGAATTTCATCTTTTAAATTATAATCTGACCTTGTCGTATATCCAGCCGCACTAACGCGCCCACCAACATACACGCTATCCGCAACGGTTAATATGTAACCTGCCGTTGGTGCATTTGTACCAATACCTACTTGACCTGCAATAGTTGTTCCCGTGCCACTTGCACCCTTGGCAAAGATGATGTTTTTTATTACCACTTGATTTGATCCTATAGAATCGGGAAAATCAATTAAATTACCAATAGCTACATTTCCAAAAGCAGAACCATAAATATTGTCTCCAGCATTAGAACCAATTCCTATATTACTTGATCCCGCTAAAATACCAAAAGAAAGAGTATTGTAAAGTGCAGAAGTTCCAATTGCTATATTATTACTTCCAATAGTGTTTGAAGCAAGTGAATTTACACCCACACCAACATTATTACTTCCAATAGTGTTTGCAAATAATGATTGCAGCCCATTTGCCATATTGCTAGAACCTGTTGTATTATTTCTAAGTGCATTTGTTCCATTTGATACATTATTATTGCCAGTTGTATTATTTAATAAAGAATTTGTTCCATTTGCTATATTGCCAGCACCAGTTGTATTTACAATTAAAGCACTTATTCCATTCGCCACATTATTTATCCCTGTTGTATATCTTTCCCCTCCACCAAAAGCTATACTTGAACTATTTGGCATTCTTAAAGAACTATATAAAGTTGCAGACCCATCGTCTTGTCCTGCAAATAAAATAGGTGCTGGATTTGATATTTCAACAACGCTAACATTGTCAAGATTGCCTGTAAATGTTGAAGTCGTAAATCTAAATCCTCCTGTTGCGCTTGTTGGTAATAATAAAATTACATTTGCCGTTGCGTTATGTGTTGGTAAAGCTAAACTTGCATTACCAAAAGCTACTGTTAATGTTCCACTTGTATAACTCGTAACCGTATAAGTAATTTCGTAAGCATTTCCACTTGTAATAGTTAATGATGGCGTATAAGTCAAATCGCCAGTTGCTGCCGTTGCGACTGCTTGTGTTGCATTAAATGTCCAACCTGTGCCGCGTGTCCAATTTGTCGTATCGGCTGCAAAACCTTGCGTGGTGACAATCGTTGCCCTCGATGGTTCTTGACTATTTTTTAAGATTAAATTTGATGTTAATGTCTTAGCACCATTTACGGTTTGTGCGCCATAAGTGTTAACGTAATTAAACGAGGTTGTATCACTTTGTGTTAGATTAATCTTTGTCCACGCATTGTTTACCGCTTTTTTATATTGCCAAATGATATTGGTATTGGTATCAAGTAAAATATATGCCATGGTATCCACGGAAGGTTTCCGCGTGGTATCAGCCGCTAAACCTCGATACACGAGCCCGTCTGCCGTCGTTTGTTCTCCGAGGCTTATCTTTTGTCCTGCGTTGCCCGGGTACTGTGCCATGGCAAGGCAAGGGAAAAGGAGGAGGAAAAGGAGTTGTTTCATGTTTATGTTTTTTTATTATTTTATTGCAAGCCATGAGAATGAGACCAAGGTCGCGTCGATTGCTGGAGTGCCGTCGTAATTTTTTACTTGAACCGTAAATGTACTTCCTGTTTTGCTTGCCACTTGTAAAATATAAGATGTGCTTCCAAATACAGTTATTAAAACAGACGTTGGTTCACTTCCTAAATTATGAGTTACACTTATTAATTCACTTCCCGAGGTGGTTGAACGATTACTTTCTAATCCTCGTGTCATTAACCCTGTTTGCGCCACCGTTGTAACCGTGCCAACCACGTTGCTTCCATCTTTACCAAGTAAACTTGTCGGAGTTGCCGTGGTTGTGGACAAAGTTACCGCGCCTGAAATTGTGCCGCCTGAACTATTGTACTTTGAATCAATGCGACTTGATAACGAAGCCGTGTCAAGATTGTTTAAAACATTGTTTCCTGCCTCGGTGATGTTGCCTGTGACCGCCAAGGTTGAGCCAAGGGTCGCTGCGCCTGTGGCGTTGAGCGTGCCGTTAACGTCTAATTTGTAAGAAGGCGTATCGTCGTTAATTCCCACGTTACCATCAAAATCAATAAATAATCTATTTGTATTTTGCGAACCAATACCCGATGTATAAAAAGCAAGTGAATTTCTCCTTGTGTCACCGCCTTGTTGTGCATAATTTCTCATACCACTTCCCATTGCGGAAGATTCAACGCCTTGAACGCTTGAATTTGCAAGAAAAATATTTGCTGAACTTCCAACTAAATTTGAATCAGGAAAAACCATTACCGTGCCACCTCTTAAAGCCGTACCGACATTAAAAATGCTTTGTTCACCTATTCCAGCATTAAAAGGAATGTAAGTTGTTTTAGCAAATGTGTTTAAATACTTTGCGTACAAATCTCCTGTCAAAGTTCCGCCTGTCAATGGCAAATATGTTGATGCCGCCACGCCTGAGCGAAGGTAATTTGTAAGCATGGAAGCCGTGTCTGATATATTTAATTTAGCCGCAAACCTGGAAGTTAAATTTAATAATGATGTGTCCGCTCTCCTTAAATATTTCGATAACATTAAAGTTGTGTCAGCCTTCCGAAGGTATGGCACCAACATATTTGAGGTATCGGAAATATTTACTTTTAAATTAATTCTATTTGAAAGTGAAACTGTATCTAATTTTCTTAAATATGGTATAAGCATCGCAGCCGTATCAGATATATTAAGCTTTAAATTTATGCGTGAATTATAATTTGCTAACATTGCAGCCGTATCACTAATGTTTAGTTTAGTAGCTAATCTTGAAGTAAGATTTAATAATGATGTGTCCGCTCTCCTTAAATATTTTGATAACATTAAAGTTGTGTCAGCCTTACGAAGGTATGGTACTAACATATTTAAGGTATCGCTTATATTTAATTTAGCCGCAAATCTGGAAGTAAGGTTTAATAACGATGTGTCCGCATCTCGAAAGTAAGGTGATAACATATTTGTTGTGTCTGCTTTCCTTAAATAAGGCACTAACATATTTGAGGTATCGCTTATATTTAATTTAGCCGCAAATCTGGAAGTTAAATTTAATAATGATGTGTCCGCTCTCCTTAAATATTTTGATAACATTAAAGTTGTGTCAGCCT